TTCTTGTGTTAATCCTAGTGCTTTGTCATCTCCAAAATTCTTATCTCTTACATAACGTAAGTACGTTTGCAATGATGTATGTCCGGTTTGTTTGATGAACACGTACCAACCGTAAAGGAAATTGACTAAACAGTTTAGTTCTGTTGTTAATACATTACCTGATTTGTTTCCTTTATTCGTCATGAATAGCGTTTTAGATGCACAAATAATAGTGTAAATAAGTTCTTCAAAATACACATATCTAGCGTTTGCATATTCATCATTCTTTTCATAATGTCTGATAGATTCGACAACTATAACAGCAACTGCTTTGATAAATTGTGCTAACAAGTTCTGGTCGAAATTCTTGTAATCTACGTCCATGAAGTATTTATATTGCATAAATTTCGTAACAAAATCTGTTACATCTAACGATTTCATATCAATTCCTAATCCATGAAACAATCTCTCTTGATTAGACTTGAATGCTGCTTTCCATCTACCAAATAAAAACCTTCCCATTAAGAAAGATTCCATTGGTGGAGCTATAAATGCTCTAGTAGCACCATACTGAACCTTTTCGATCTTTCTCAATTCATCCTTCAAACATGCTTTCCATATACTAAAAGTACGTTTGAGGTGTTTAGCTTGTTCCATCTTGTTGTTAAATACTCGCTTAAAATATTTGGTCAACTTATCATCTTTCAGGTAAAATCCATTTACGAATCTATCTTCATCACACGTCCTATACATATTCAGTATACGTTTTTGTTCAAGGAAATCATTCTTGGAGTTTGCTCCCATGTTTGTCCATGGAATACCAGCAGAACTTTTCTCATTAACTTTATCGAAATCATCATTGAAATATTGACCATTCAAAGCTTCCCACATTGCTGTTTTGCAGTTGCTTGATGTTCCCACAGCATGTCCTTGTAATACATCAATCATATAATCTTTCATTTGTGATATCATAGTTTCCATTATATCCGCTGGGATTTCGTAAGTTTTGCCTGCATAGCCAGACAATTGTGTAACTAAAATCGATGGTTTACCATTCGCGTCTTTAAGCAATTTAGATGTATCTGGAACATGTGATTCAACCAACGCAGATGGTTTCTTGGATTCTGCAAAACAACCATAAAATGGAGTTTTGTAATGAGATGTTCTTCCTTTTATATCACAAGGTGGTTGATTCTTCATCAAATCGCCATAATACTTAATTGAATCATGTTCATCAATAGGTAGATGCACTCCTATGTCGTCATCTGATATTAATGTATGTAAATTGTCATATTTATTTGGTTTTGCCCATGTAATGGTTGGAAATCCAGTTCCTGATTGGAAGCCACCTTCTGAAACATATGTCTTTTCTGTCAA